TTAGTTTGGTCGCCACGTTCTTAGCTAGTCACATTGGCAAACTTTAGACATTAATTTAGATATACACCAAGCAACCCCTACCGCAACTGCGCCAGTTACTACGGCCTCTAATGCAAAGTTAGACGGGTGAACTACAAAATCTGCAATACCCGTAGAAACAAAAACAAGCCCTGCTTCTTTTTTACCTTTATCTTTTAGAGCATCCTTGCTTATTACAAGAGCTCCAATAATGATTAAGGTCGCCATGATACCGGTCAAAGTTGCTACTAAAAGATGTTGTGGTTCACCAATTTTTCCAAGGTCTCCCATGGACATAACACCACAACATGCCACAAAAACAGCTACCCAACGTCTAGCTGCAACGTCTTTGTACTCCATAAAAACATCCCAAACTTTAGCTAACATATAGACTCCTTATTAAACTGTAGTTTTCTTGCGCTTCTTCTTTTTGGATTTACCCGCAGAAGATAAAGCAATAGCTACCGCTTGTTTTTGAGGATAACCCTCGTCTACTAACTTCTTAATGTTTGTGCTAACCGTTTTCTTACTTTTACCCTTTTTTAGTGGCATGGTAGCACCCATAGAAATCGGTACCTTTGATCGCGGCACCTGTACCACGCATTTTCATAGGCGCCCTGCTGTCTCCTGACATTGGTGGCTCGGCTGTCTTTCCGTAAGGAACTCGGCCTTGACCCTCGATATCAGCATAAGGAACTGCCTTTGGTGGGTTTGATGGGGCAGACCCCATATATTTTACTCTACCTTTCATGATCTTCTCCTGAATGGGTTTATATAATTAGCAGAACCTCTTTGCAATAATTCACTTAAAGACAAAGATGGAACCATATCGGCATAACTTCGGTATTGGTAAATAGGAGGGGCAACTTGTTGAGCCGGTTGTGGTGCAGGAGCTGCAACCGTCTCTTCCTCTACTTGCATAACTGCTGGGTTTATACCAAGTTGTCGTACTATCTCTGGCGTGTTTTTTAATAAATCGCTGATAAAACCACCTGAGGATGACGGAGAAACGGTGTTTGCTACTCTATTAATCCCTAATTGAGCAACTAACTTTGAAGGATCTGGTTGAGACGGTTCTGGTAAATTGAGTTGTTGTCTTACCCTAGGATCATTAAGAAGGCTCAATATACCCGCAGTCATAGGACCGCCTTGTATAGCCGTTGCATTTTCTTGAGGTTGCGCCATACCCGCAACTGATTCTCTAATAAAAGGCATCCTAACTTCCTCTCTGACCTCTTTGTTTTAACAATTCACGTTCCATTGCAGATTGTATCCTAGCTTGCGTTTGTTTTTCTTGCGAAGCCAACCGCTGCTGGAACTGGTTAGACCTGATCTGCATACCTTGAGCTTCCAGATTAAGTTTCTGAGCTTCAGTCTGGGCATCGTTCTGTTCAGCCTGCGCCTTAATCTGTAGCTCTTGTTCCTTGAGCTGAACCAAAGGATCCGGTTGACCTGCTCCAGAAAGTTGTCCAGATAGCTGTTTAACCTGTTGCATACCTTCCGCAATGAATTGTGCCATCATCTGCTCAATCTGCAACATTTGCTGTTCAGGGTTTTGCGGTACGTTCATTTGTTGAATCTGTTGCATCGCCTGCTCCTGAGCCGCAATCTTAACGTGCTCCATCACGTGCTTCTGTAAAGACATAGCCACTGGTGGCAATGAAGCAACCATTGGGCTCGTACCAAATACCAAGTGCGCCATAATATGCGCTTGATGGTTCTGACCCTCAAAAGCTCTAAGCGGCAACATATCCAAAGCATTAATGTTTTCTTGTGCCGGATCGATAGGCATCGGATCCTCAGAAGGAACGTTCTTCATGATCCGGTCTACGTCGGTCACGCCTAACGCCTCATACATGTCACGATACACTTCGTGCATGTTGTGTAATTCCGGTGCGGCCCCAGCTAGTTGCAATTTAGTTTGCGCGAGCATTATGCGCTGCGCTTGACTGAAAACATTCGGGTTGCTCACCGGAATCACGTCAACTCTATCATCAAAGTCTTCGCGCATAACAGTTGCATCACCGCCCGCAACAGAGTATGGATATTCCTGAGGTAAGCTCTCGCTCATCACGCGAGACAAAATCTTAAACTCCTGACGCATAGCGTAATGCAATCTCTTATGCACTGCGCTCATCACCCGCGAGCCTTGCTCAATCATTGCAATCGTCGTTCCGACAGCCGCCTGATCATTGCCGTCCCCAACCTTTAGATCGGTAATCGTGGCAAAGCGCTGTCCCGCCTGCACCACAAAACCTAGCAAGTTAAATAGCGTCTGATCGGGCCCCTTGAAAGGAAGAGGCATGAGGGAGTCACGGATGGCTCCGCCAGGAGCATCCACGTCGCGGAATTCGCCTGGTTGGAGTGGATTATCATCGTCCCTGATACGGAGTCCTCTGGCCTTAAAGCCAGCGGGGAGGTTGGACAAGGTACCAGCATCAATGAGTTGCCTTAGTGCAGCGGTAGCCGTCCGTGACAAACCGCCAATAGTGTGAATCAACCCTAAACCGTAAAACCCAAATCCAGGCAAGAACTTAAAGTGCGTGAAGTATTGAATCTTCTTACGCCTCTCGTCATCCTCCCGATAATTCCTTCTAATAGATAGAACCTGCCCATTGTCCTGAGAGATCGTAACAACATACGGAATCCTAATTCCAGTAGGCTCCCCTTCGTCATCCACGTCCTCATAACCCTTGAGGTCCAAATCCACATGACATTCAAGTAAGGTACAGTCGTAATCAATCTGTGACTGCTCTACTCCTTCAATCCTATCAATCTCTTCTTTAACTCCAGTCTGCTCAACCTGCGACGGAATCACATCAATATCGCGGTAAAAACCAGCAATCTGTTTCTTACGCAAATCATTCAAGCTCATCCTGAAAACTTGCGTGATGTTCGGACAGCTATCCAGATCCGCTGTCTCGTAAGGAACAATTAAGTTTTCTGCGGGAACAAATTTAGATACCGCACGTCCTAACTGCTCATCGTAATACGTTTTCTTAAACGTAGAACCAGCAAGCGGTAAATAAAACAGCATCTGGTCCATGTCCGGCGTGTAATCTTCCATCACATTCGTGATGTAGTAATTCATAAATTGTTTCACGCGATGCGCTTGCTCGACCTTGGCCCGCGTCTCTTTGCCCATCACAACAGTACGAACGGGCCCCGAAGGTGGTAACAATTCATTAAATGCTTGCGCTTGGAACTGCGTTGCGGCTTCGGCTAACAGAGGGTGAGTCACGCCTGACGAACCACGAAAAGGTTGTGTGCGCTCTTCGTAAGTAAATCCAAGAAGCTCTAAACCATTAGCGTACGTCTCTTCCCATTCCTGACGGCTAGCCTTGTTTGCTTCGTATTCACCAAGCAATTCACTTCCAATAGATTGAAGCTCCCGGGTGTCCATGTACTCGGCTAAGTTGTCATAAAACTCGCCTTCTTCGTCACCTTCCATTGGTTCAAAGTCGATAGTCACCCCACCGTCTTCGTCCTCTTCAACTTCAATCTCGCCTACATTTTCCGCCTCAATCATGGCCTGGACCGTGTTCCGTGAGCCGGGAATCTCCAGCTCTAGTTCGGCATCCAAGTCCTCCATATCAAGCTGCGAGGGAACTGAGTTTTCTACAAAGCTCCCGTATCCTCTTTTTTCTTCAGCCATGTATTCGTCCCTTAGACGTTTCTTACTGCCCGTGTTTTACCTCTAATAGCGCAACCATCAACAGAGCGTTTAGCCGTCTTTGTAACTGCTCCACCGTGCTCCATCTTGTAAACAGCACCGCCCTTGCCATAGCGCTCTCTAATAAACTTTCTTACTTCTTCGGGTTTATCGCCCGTCATTCTTAAATATTCAGCAGCTTTAGCTTCTTCTTCTTGCATACGTTCTTTTTCCAAACGGTCTTCTTTCAAACCTTGGTTTACTTCTTTCATAACCTCTGCGCGTTGTTTAATCCTTTGGGTCTCTCTACGATCTTCCTCCGGTATATATTTTGGATTTACCTTCTGCCTAACTTTTTCTAGTTCGGCTTCATCTCTAATATTAGCCTTAGATAAATACTCAGCTTTGCGTTTTTCTCTCATGTTGTTAGGCATACATACCTCACCGTTAAAACAAAATAAAGTAGCTACTATAACCGGAATTATACTAGCCTAATAATATACACGAACTCTACCAGATGTCTCGTCATTTTCCCAATCATCTGTAGGTAATTGCACAAAGTTTCCTTGACGATATCGCATTAAAGCCTGCGTCATACTATCGACCAAGTCGTCGTATTCGCCATTAGGAAACGCCGCGACCTCCTCAATCAACTCGTCAGCGAATACCTCGTCGGGGGCCCAAACCATTCCAGCTTCAAATAATGGCGAAACGCTATGTACCCGCGACACTTTATCGTTACCTTTACTCGGGGTGAAGTTCACAACCGGGATACCCATGTTCCGTAGTTCGTGGGTCAATGGCAAACCACTCGCCTTCGCCTCCACGATGACGGTGTCGGGGTCCCAAAACTTATAATTATCCAGCGCAACCTGCTTTAATTCAGGGAAATCCCATCTACCTTTCTTACTGTCCAACAAAATAAGGTTAGGCTGCCCCGATTCCAGCGGATA